TCTTTAAAAGCCTCAAAACATAATTCTGCTGCTTTAATTTGATTTTTAGAATAATCATCAAGATTGGTTTCTTCTTTCTTAATAAAGTTTTCACATAGCAAGTGTGCTAATGTTCCAATCTCTGCTGCTTCGTTCATTACTTTTGTAGGATCATTACCTTGCATCCCTTGTGATCTAGCCCAGTTCACTAGTATTTGTTTATTCCACCCAAGATGAGCATTAATTAAAGTAGTAACACTTTTTACTCTCTGTCCATCTGAGGTCTTATATGCTGTATGTGCTTTAGTTTTCATAAAACTCCTTTATCATTATTTTTGAAATTTTTCTAGCCTTGGAAATAAATTCATCATCAGAGTCGTCTACCAACTCTTTAATCATATTAGCGATAGTTTTTTTACTATAATCACTTGCAACTCTTAAGGCATGATATGTTTCAGGATATAACCTAATTCTATGTTTGGCAGATAATGCTTTGCTTTTATGCCTAATATTATAATTTGGTTTTAGCCTTAATATTAATTTATGTTCTAATTGCTTAGCTTTATCTACTGATAAATATTTGACTTTCACATAACTCCAGGAAAGCTCGTGTTTTAATAATCTGTCAAATATATTGTTGGAATATCCAACATACTTCAAATCTTTTCTACCAGTGTACATTACATATACCCCGGCTTGTCTTTTAATTTGGTCTATATCTCTTTCAGTGTTCCACTTTATTTGCCCCATATTTCCCTCTTAACTAATAATGAGATGATCGCATAATTAGCAAGATCCAAATAAGAGTCCTCTAGTGGTTCAAACTCTACTTCCTCATCGCTAAAATCTTTTTTAAGAATATTTTGTATACGTTGTATTTTATCGTTCATCCTAAACCATATACCTAGCAATGCCATTTTTCTATCTTTCTCATCTGTCATATCTCCCCCCAGTGAGATGTTATCTGGACCATACATTGCTTGTTTAGAAAGAAATACTGCAATCATTTGAGAAGTTAGTTTCTCAAAACTTTCACAAGTCATTGGTAAATCTTCTTTTACTTTTTTTATTTTATCCATTAATCCATACTTATGTGGTTATTTAATATAAATTTTATAAGTTTTTCTAATCCTTTTTCTGTAAAACAATAATATCTCTGCCCCCTATCTCTTCGAGTCATAAGTATGTCAGAGTTCTTTTGCAAAAACCATTTAGGCAGCTCTCTTCTTCTTTTACATTGTACAATAAATTTATCTCTAAGAAACTCCATTTTTAAATCACAATCTGCAGATTCTCCTAATGATCTGCCATCAGAACCAAATGCTCGTTGAACAAATGGAGAAAAGTCTGCAAAGACATCTTCCAATGCCTTTACAGACTCATATTCAAACTGATTACCTTTTCTTTTCGATTTACTCGTCACGATTTACTCGAAAATCTCCTCGATTTGTTGAGTTAGTAAATCAGTTTCTAGCTTATTCAAGACTGATAATACTACTTTGGATCTATTTAACAGTTCTTGTTCAGTAAAACTGCCTGGAGCAATACTCCATCCGGCTACTTTTACTGCAACACCAGCAACAATAGATGCTTCTCTTTGAGAGAAAGTTCTAGTATCATTTGATGTTGTAGAATTATTAGTAGTAGTTGTAGTTGTAGCAGCTGTATCTGCATCAACTCTTTCTACTTTATGGTAAGTACCTTTAGCATTTTCTTTTTTCATTTTACCAAATTTAAATGACTCATCTCTTTTAAGACTCTCAAAAATAGGTTTTTGATTATCATTTGCAAAGTAAATCATTTCTTTGCCATCGACTTTCAATGAGTATTTAAACCAATTACCATATTGTCCAGTACCCTCACTATCTAAACCAAGAAATACTGCATCAACAACTTGACCATTACTTAACTTTAATTGATCGTTCATTATTACTCCTAATCACATTTACCCGATGCACATGAGTCGTTGCCCCTTAGACTCTCATCAGGTAGGTTGTTATTTGGGACATAATTACCAGTTAGTATATCGTGTATTTGTACTAACAAGATAAATTCTTCATATTTGTCTGCATCTATTCCAATAGAATCAATTTTGTTTTTTATAAAATCTATTAAAAAGGTTGCTTGTTTTTCGTTTAAAGATGCTTTTCTCATAACTAGTTTTTGGAAGAGGGGGGGAAAGGAAGTAGAGTAGAAAGAGATAGCCCCCCTCCCCATAATTAAAATAACTCCTTATATTCTTTTTGCAGAACAGAGCAAATCTTGTGCTTGTGATTCTCTTGAAAAGTTCTCTTTTCTTGCATCATTAGGGAAAGTAAGGAAACACTGATGTTGATTTTTCTAGCTAACCAAGATTTGCTACGTTCGATTTTGCTTAATTCATTAGATAATTTATGATATTTCATGCAACAAGAATAAACATTGCATTAATTGTTGTCAAGAGATTATTTACTTTCCTTGTCCTTTATACCTTTTTTTATAGTATTTTTTTGACATTTTATTACCAAATTTTGTGTTATGGCTTTGTCCTTGCCTCGTCTTTTTAGCACCATTACTTTTTTTGGTTCTATTTGTAAATAATGACTTCCTCATTTTTTATAAACTTTTTCTGCTCCGGCTATACCAAAGGATCCTAGAGTTACCCAAACAAATGAATTATAAATATAATCATTTACCATCAACTCTATACCTACGATACCCATAGCCAAATCAACAACACCAAATACACACATTAGTGCAAATGATAAAAATCCAATGATATTCTTTTCATTGTATTCGTTTTTGTCTTTAAATAATTCCCACATATTTTCTCCTATAATTCTTCTTCTACTGTAAATGATACAGAATAAGCTCCAGACGCTATCTGTTGAAACTTTAAATCATCTCTTGTAAATCTAACTGTAAAGTGATCAGTTCCAAGTGTGCCTGTAAAATCATTATCTTCTGCAAATAAAAAGGTATCAAATGTACCATCTACTGCATCGTGTAAGTTTTGTAATTTTGTTCTATCTGCTTCTGTTAAGTAGCTATATTTTAAGTCCCAAGACTTTCTTAAGTCATGTTTCTTAACTGTATATTTTTTGCCACTGTAAGATTTATTAACTATTACATCGTAGTTTCTTCCATAACCAATATTAATATCAACATTAGTAGATGGAGTATAGCTTGTAGAACCTTTTTTAAATCCTGCTTGTGTTATTGCCATTATATTTCCCTCATTTGTATTTTCATACTTCCTATACTTCGTGTGATAGATGTCACAAAAAACTGCTTACCATTAAAAGACTCTCCAAATGGAGCAGCAATTTGATTTGTATGATTCATTGCAACTATATCTCCTACCTCTATAATGTAAAAAGATGGATTCACAATTTCTGTTTCTATAATAATTTTTGGTACACCTTGTATTGCATTATAATAATTTGCATATCCATCGTTTTTATTACCTCCCCCCATATTACCATTAGCAGAGCCAATACCACTAACTAGCATTTCAAGTTCTTCAGTGACTACATTTTCATCGCTTTGTACATTATAATTAGTTCTAGGATTATTTGTAGTGTCTGTAAAGGTATCTTCAAATAATAGTTCATCATTGATAGGATTTCTATCATATTTAATAATTCTTTTTGTTGTAAGATTGTCAAATTCAGTAATAGAAACTTTTGTTCCTTTTACATCATCTTTGGTTAAAGTGTGATCAGTAGATTCTGTATTTTTAATATATATATATTGAGGGCTACCATCACTTGCTTTAAATCTAAAGATAAATCCCCCCTCTTTTTGACTTTGCTCTAAAATATCTAACAAGTTGGTAGATTCATTTAAATAGTAAAATACTCCCCACCCACTTCTCGCACTGTTAAGAGTAGAATAGTTTTCTGGTTCTGCAGTTATACCTGCAAACCTATAAATTAAATCTCTGTGCATTTGAGCTATATTATCAACAATATTTCCAGAGTTCCAAGATTGGTCAAATCCATCTGTTCCAGTATATAATTGTTTAACACTTCTAACTGCATTTGAATTAGCAAGATTATCATCATCAGTAATTTTAGTTTTGATGTCCAAATAAAAATCAAACAAATTCATAGTTAAGCTGCCTGGACTTTCACTTTCGCCACTAGGAACAGCCCCTTGAACTTCAAATTGAATTTCTATTTTATCTGGTATCTGTCCATTGGCATTAGAAAAGTCTGATGTATTTAATAGGTTAATTGGCGATTCAAAAGCAGCAGTTCTGTTTGCACTAACAGTATTAATAGTTTTTGTACTTGCAGATCCACCATAAGTTGCAGTTACTTTTAATCTGCCTAATAAAGTTAATCCTGGTGTTTCGTTATAGTTAGTAACACCCCACTTGATATACAAATTACACTCTTGAATTGTATGTTCTTCTTTTACTATATCTTCAATATCATATTCAAAGGTAGTAGTGGTGTTTCCTTGTGGCAATGTTACTGCCCAAGTAGAAGAAGTCCCATCATCATTGTCATAAAAATTTGCAGTATTTGTCGGTAATCCAACTGATGGGGTAACAGTTGTAATTTTCTGCACAGGTCTATACTTATAGCTTCTTTCTAAATCTAAACTAGTTTGTAAGACATTTTTATTACTATCTGTAGCACCCTCGTACACATTAATAGAATTGTTTTGTCTATTTTCTAATGGCGTAAATATTGGCCTATCAGTTGTTGCATTAAATAAGTCTTTTACAGGATAATGCAATCTACCATCCCCAGTAATTGCTTGATGTGCTAAACAATTATACTTTTCATTATTCAGAGTATCTACAAGCACAGGAAATAGTCTATTAGAATTGTATTGCACAAAAGTTGGATTTGCATCAGTAGATGATACAGCTGTACCATTACCATAAAGTATTGGAAAGAAGTTTCCAGACTTGCTTGTAAATTCTGGTATTTTTAAAAAGTCTATAGGAGTTTTAGCAGTAATAGTTAAAGTAACTGTTTCATCATTATTCATTGTGGCTGATTTTAATCTGCCTGTGTAAATAAGTAGATCATTTGTAGAATCTAATCTTGATTTAATAGTCACATCTCTATTAATATAAAAAGCACTCCCCCCATATATTTCTTCTGATAGCTTAGGATCTCCAGAGATGTTGTTAATTGTGTTGTTTTGGCAGGTAAGTGTGACATTGCTTACTTGTGAAGTAGAGTCTGCTAAATTAATGCTTTCTCTAATGCTAGGTCTATTGATGATATATCCATGATAACCAGTAGAATCTGTATTTCCAAATTCTTTAGTTGCAAGTCTAATATATCCAGAGGCACTATTTGATATTTCTACAATGTAGTGTTCATCAATAGTGCTATCATAGCTAAATCCAGGAGAAAGTGCCATTATGCAAGATTTCTCCTAATTGATCTATCTATCTCTGGTATTAAATTATCTCTGACAAATTCTTCTGTACCTATCACATTACCCATTATATTAACTGTAACTTCACTACCTTGAGGACCATCAAAGTTAGGGCTACTTATAGGAGTCACATCTACACGTTCTCTACCCCCTGGATTATCTCCCACTATAATTTGTTGTGGTCCATCAGTTACAAAAGATCCTCCACGAGCAAATGTAGGTGGTTTCTGTGCGCTAATTAATCCGGCTTGAATAGCAGATGATATTTTAAGTCCAGTAATTAATCTTGCTGCCCTAGCCCCAGCTGTTACATCTCCTATTGCTACTAAAGGTGCTACTGCAGCTTGTATTTCAAATATTGCTCTATTTAAACTCATAAACACTTGAGCAATCTGTAACATCTGTTGCGCCCTAAAGGCTAATTTTTGTTGAGCTTTAAACTTCTCTTTAATATCATCTTCCATATTCT